GGGGCCCCTTTGTTAGGGCCCCTCCCGGTGCTTAGCCGCACACGCCTGCGCCGGTTTATCCGGCGTAGCCCCGTCTCATTTCCCAGCTCTCAGGATGGCCATGAGTGTGATCCTACCCCGTGTGAGGTCTCGGTACGTGCAAACGTACTCGGCCTCGGGACAGTTTCGTACAAGTGGCCTTGCTCCCCTCCAGCCCTATGCGCTCGCCGGCGGCCTCTCTGAGACCGTCGTCGATCAATCCCCCCACCTTCGGGTGTGGGGACGTAACGCACCGGGCGTTGGGGGCGATGCCGGGGGCCCGTTCGCTCTCGAGCGCACGGGTGTCTCTTCTGCGTCAACCATAACCCTTAATCAGGGCAATTGGTTCGGCGTCTTCGCTCCCGGTGGTACCATCGGTTATACCTTTGGTTCCGCCGTGCCCTGGACTTCTAATCAGGGTAGCGATGGAGACTTAAACGCGTTTGGCACTTCTGCCATAGCGCGTTCGATCCCGACTAATCCTGTCTTCTCCGCGGCGACCGCCTTAGGCGAGCTCCGCAGGGATGGCCTGCCTTCTCTTCCAGGTCTTACAGCCCGGGACCAGACCGCGTTATCACGCAAAGCTGGCTCCGAGTACCTGAACATTGAGTTCGGGTGGCTGCCCCTTGTCAGGGACATCCGTACCTTCGCGTTCGCTGTTAGGAACAGCCACAAGCTGATTTCTCAGTACGTGAAGGATTCGGACAAGAAGATACGCAGGCGAACTGGGGGACCTCGGTTCTCTGCCACTGGATTGGCTTTCGGCTCGGGTAATCTCTACCCGGCTGCGGCCAACATCAACACATCCTTTCGTGCGGATGAAGTGGTCGAGACAAAGTACTGGTTCTCTGGAGCGTTTCGCTACCACGTCCCGATGGGTTCTTCCAATTGGGACAAGCTCCGGAGATACGAGCAACTGAGCAACTATCTGCTCGGCACCCGGATCACTCCGGAAGTCCTGTGGAATGTCGCACCCTGGTCCTGGGCCGTCGATTGGTTCACCAACACTGGAGATGTGATGACAAACATTTCTAGGCTCGGTTCCGACGGACTGGTTATGCAGTACGGCTATGCCATGAGGCAAAGTCGCCTTCGGGGAACGGTTACCCATACCACTACTGGTTTTGGGAATTCGGTCCCTCCGGGGCTCTCCTGCTCCATCACGCAAGTGAAGGAGTTTAAAAAGAGAGTTGCTGCCAACCCGTACGGGTTTGGGATTGACGATCTGTCGCTGTCTCAGCGGCAGTTGGCAGTCCTTGCTGCTCTAGGCTTGACCCGCGAGAAGCGCTACCGCTAGTTCAGCGGTACCGTCACTTGGTGCGGCCAGGTAGGTCTAACCCTGCCCGCCGGCCTGTCACAACAACAAGGAGCACCCCCATGGCTTTCGTGGATCCTCAGGTCGTTACCGTCAACGCCGTCGCTCAGACGCTTCCGCGTACGAGCTTCAACGGCAACGGTGGTACGTTCACCAAGGACGACGGCAACTACAAGTTGTCCGTCTCGCACCAGTACGGGAGAAGGACGCGTCGAGTCATTCGACTCGACAACCGCAAAATCGCGGCTGACCCGCTGTTGGGGTCCGTCAACATCCAGTACAACTTCGCGGCTTATCTCGTCATCGACGCCCCAGTTACGGGGTACACGGTGGCTGAGCAGAAGCTCATCGTCGACGCGCTGACCGCCTATCTGACGGCCAGTTCGGGTGCGAAGACCACCCAGCTTCTGGGTGGAGAGGTGTAGGCTTCACTGCCTACCACGACGCTTCAATAGCGCTGCCATGGCAGGATTGTGACCCCCTATAGAGGAGGCGCAGTGAAAAGCCTGAAAGCGCTCTGGATTCAGGTTCTCCGAGATTTGGGGAATCGTGTCGGCGTTAGCACCAGCCGCGATGAACAAACTGTCGCGGTTCGTTTCGAACACGAAGGGGTGTCGTTTTTAACGATCACCCTTGCCAACCTCGCGGCGGAGCTCGAAAAAGCTCTCGACGCTGGGCAGGTAGCTCACGACCTCTTCTCGGCTTTCGCTAAGAGAGGCAGGCTCCCTCGATTTCTCGGGGGTTTCTTTGAGCGTGTGTTCGAGCGTGGTTCTGGTCGTCTGCTTGATGACCCCTGCGTGGATTCCATCTATGCCTTGAGGCAATTACTTCGCCTCTTGGCTAAGATCGAGATCCCGTGCAGTGATGCGCGGGTAGCTCGTGCCATCGCAGGTTACATTGAGTGTGAGTCGGATGTTCGGCGCAGTGATGAGGTTTTGTCTGAGGAGCTCCTTTCTGAGTTCCAGAGGGCGTCGCTGCTGCTATTCGGAGACGTACTCGCCGAGATGGACCGTAAGGTCTATTACGGAGAGCTCGTACCGAAGCACGGGCCGGGGGCCACGGCTGATCGCTTGCGCGGAAACGCGAAATTCGATCTTGCCGAATGGACCTCGCGGTTGGAAAGCGTGTTCCCTTATGGGGATTACTGTCTGCCCAACTGGCGGTTTAATTACCGCCTCAACCCGGTTGACATTCGCGAACCTGGGAATGAACGGCCCGTAAGGGTCGTGACTGTCCCTAAAACGCTGAAGACACCACGCATCATCGCTATCGAGCCGACCTGTATGCAGTTCATGCAGCAGGCCGTCGCGGAAGAGTTGGTGCAGCTCCTGGAGGCCGATAAAACGGTCTCCGGGATGGTAGGGTTCTCCGACCAAGCGCCTAATCGACGCATGGCCAGAGAGGGCTCCTTGGGCCGTGGTCTTGCGACCATAGACCTTTCGGAAGCCTCCGACCGTGTCTCCAATCAGCATGTACGGGCAATGCTGCGAAACTTCCCCCACTTGTTGGAGGCCGTCGATGCAACACGATCCCGGAAGGCTGATGTGCCCGGCCACGGCGTTATACGCCTGGCTAAGTTCGCGTCTATGGGTTCTGCACTGTGTTTTCCCATTGAGGCAATGGTCTTCGCGACCATCACACTGATGGGCGTTTTGCACAGTCACAGACGCCAGATGACCCGCCGGGACCTCAAGTCCTATGCGGGCCAGGTGCGAGTCTACGGGGACGATATCATTGTCCCCGCGGATACGCTCGTTGACGTCACCCTCTACCTGCAGGCCTTTGGCCTTAAGGTGAATGAGGG